AAGTCATCAGGGTTAACATAGATGATTCGACCCGTACGGGACGTGATGATATTCTTAAGACGAGTTAGTGCCATTGTCTATTATCGTTCCTTATATGGTTATTTATGGACTGATATTACGGAGTACCACCAGCACCGCCATCGTCAGCATCACCACCAGCACCAGCAGGAGCTCCGCCACCCGCAGCACCACCTGCAAGGGTGGTAAACCTGTAATTTGTAGGTGCCCAATCAGTTGTACTATCAGTGAATCCAGTCAGAACAAAGTTAAGACCAGTTGCACCACCATTAACGACGATGCTATCGCCATGACCAACAACCAGAGAACTAATTTTCTCCATGCTATTAGCAGCGATAGAATAACCTGACATCACCATTGAACCTGCGGGGATATCAGTAATGGAACCTGCAGTTGATGCAGTTGCCAGAGCTCTAGCACCACCAACTTCATTAGGTGAATCCAGGAATGTATCGCCGTTTGCAACAGCAACAGAATTCTCACCTTGGATAACATGAAGTGTAGGACCTGCAGGAACCCAACGACGAATATAACCGTAAGGACCAGTGCTTACAGCAGTGACGGTGTAAGTTGTGGTGCCAGCAGTAAATGTTTCGTTGATTGCCAAGTCGCCACCAGTGATGTCATAAATGTAGATGGCATTATAGGTAAACTGGTTAGAAACTGAGAAACCACCTTGTCCAGTAATGTTCGGCAGAACCGCACCGTAAGACTCATTCGCAGCAGTACCAGTTGTTGCTTCATACATGTAAAGTTGAGAAGCAGCAGCAAGACCAGCTGTTTCCATATCAATCTGAATCCAAGCACCAGCAGAACCAACTGTTCCGTTAGTAGTAACACCAGTGGTAAATTCTACACCAGCAGTTGGAGTTGTGGTCCACTCACCGTTGACAGTGACAGAGAACTTGGGAACCAAACCAGTCAGGGAAGAGTCGCTGAGGTCAAATCTGTAAGTTCTATCCGTAAAGAGAGACAGAGTATTATCGACTTGGAAAAGTTGATAATCAGTGTCAGTACCTGCGGGTTCTTGGAAAACAAATTTGTTAACTGCAGTTCCTACACCAGCAGCAGAAATAGTAGCAGAAGCACTACTTACGGAGCCACTGATTGTATCACCTTCAGCAAAAGTACCACCAGTGATGTCACCGACCCAGAGAACTCTCTCATTCAGGGGGTCTGTGGTATCGTCATCATCGTTTCTTACATCATAAACGTAACCTGATGCAGTACCATTCGTGAGGGTATCACCTGCTTGGAAGTTTAGTGTTGCTGCTTCAAACGTAAGGGGTGTGAGAGCAACTGCTTTTACGTTGATAGTTTGCATTCCTGCAGGAACAACGTCATGGAAATGGAATGTCTTTTCTGCAGTTGCGTCTGTCAGTTCAGTTCCAGGTGTAATTCCAGTTCTAGAAACAGTTTGGTCAAGAGTAATAGCATACCCCGAGAAAACATTACCTTCGTGGAACTTATATGTACCAGCGTCCATGGTTAGTGCTTGGTCGAAGTCGCGCAATGCAACATCAGCAGTTACCGCACTACCTGTAGTATTCGCAATAGTGAGTACCGAACTGGTTGTATAATAACCGCCAGATTGATACAGGATTGTGTTTGATGTCGGGTTTGCTACCCCCGCAAGTTTGCCTGATGCCATTTGTTAATTAACTCCAACCAGAAATAAAGTGCTGTTGTAATCTTGTTCTTCCCCCTAATGTTTGACCCGAAATAGGACCACCAAAGGTAACTTCATCTGCTGCAACGTTCTCAGTAGACAGCAGAGTAGCATCTGCGTCTGGGAATCTAATTGTTCTAGAAGAAGTGATGTTATCCAGACTCAGGGTTACAATTCTATTGTTAACGTCAAGGTCATCAATCAGAACAGGTCTGTTGATTCTCTTGTTAGTAAGGTCCTGTGTTGAAAGGTCTGTAACAAGAATGTTTGTGTCTGTACTTTCAGTATTTAGGTCATCATTTTCTGGGAAACCATACTGTACTGTAGTAGCAGAAGTGACGTTATCAAGATTGAATTGAACCTTTTTGGTGATGTCAGTATTATCAGCAATAATGAGGTCCTGATAAACCTTGTTGGTAAATGTCTGCGTTGCATCAATTGTTGCAAGAGTACCAGACAGGTTCGGTAGGTCAATAATATGGTTTGCTGTCAAACCGTTGTCACCACCAGCAGATGCTCTAAGAGTAACCTTGTACGTAGACTCAGTACCAGGAGCAATCAGTGGTGAAATATATGTTTTATTCTGAATATTCTGAGGTGTAATATTATCAAGAATATCAGAGCTCGTGATTGCAGCACCAGGGTCAGGAAGGAAATAAGTTTTCAAACCAGACGGAGTGCTTTGCCAGTTAATACCAAAAGATGCCTCTTTCAAACCATCAAGAAGGATTAACTGGTCTTCTTCAATCCTGATAGTTTTGTTGGTAATTTCTTGGATGGTGTCATCACCAACCAGAATAGTACCATCAGTTGTAGTAGGCAGAGAATATGTCTTGACGTTACCGCCAGAACCAATGTTGCCCACCTCAAATCTAGCACGACGAGGAGGTGTCGAACTATCATCTTGAATGATAAAGTCACCGTCATCTACGTATAGATTACCAGTGATAGAGACGTAACCAGAACCTTTGGGGGAGATAGTAATGTTTGAGTTAGCGGCAATACTATCAGTTGCTGTAAGTACCTGGGTTGTTGTATTATCAGCATTTAGAATTCTGCTGAAATAAAAACCACCACTACCAAAGGCAATGCCAATCTCATCATACTGATTTTGGTATAAACCAGTATTACGGTCAAGGTCAAAGGCTAGTCCTGGGGATGCTTTAGTACCCCCAGCTACACCTCTGAACAACTGACTAACTCTTGCCTTACGGTTTGGAATTAGTGGGTCAGAAATAACTACAGGAAGAATTGCTTCTCCTGATAGGTTAGCATCTGTAACCTCCTCTAATTGCGAAATCTTTTTAGTTCCCACAGGTTGATATACTTTTGGCTACGAGATTATTTATACGGATATAATTCATTGTATCTGAGGAACCTACGAGCGTTAGGTTCTACCCCCAAGGAGTAACAACAATCGAGATATGACTCATACTCACTCTGCAGTTGCGAAGGAATCTGCACATGCAATGATGTCACATTCCCTGTGTCCGAGCATGAGGGATTTGAGTTCGACTGCTTTGTCATATTCTCTTTTATGGTAGTTGATTACATCATCGACACAAGATAGAATCTCCTCATACGTTCGTCGTGCTGATACTCTATCATCTTGGAGGTAATCGTCGATAGCATCTTGCATACGACCTTTACGTTGCTTTGAATACTCTTTTTCCCAATACTCATCAGAATTTTGAATGACAGGGCGTCCTTCAATGGGTTTAGCATGACCCAGGAAAGGTAGGTCATCAGTAGCACCATCATTAAAAGTTTGTACAGCAAAGCAAACTGAATTAAATTTGCCTTCCATATTTACCAATTTAATTTTTGTATGCTGTTGGTGTACTTCTACCTCTTCAACAGTATACTTCTTTCCAACAGTGCAATGAACTGGATGGTCACAATTACCCCAGGCAACTTGGTCTGGGGAGCAACCAATATACTCTACGGTGTCACCGACTTTGGGTTTTGATGACATTAGTTAACTCCTGAATTGAATTAGACATCGTACGATAACCTGTACCTACGTACAGTTGTCCAGCGACGACTGCAATGGTTGCAGCGCCCCAGAACCAATAATACCACCTAGACTTGACTTGTGCAAGTCCTTTAAGTTTCTTTTTCATGACAAAAGAATGGCATCACACCAGTGTACCACGCGCACGGCGGATTTCGCGGAGTTCTTCAAAATCTTTTTGTTTTGTTCCACCATCATATGCCCAAGCGTAACCTTCTTCAATCATCATTTCGTTGAGCGATAGTTCGCCGTCCCCCACATAGAGCCAGCCAAGTAAGCGACCATACTTACCAACACCGCCAACGAGTTCAGTGCGAACCACAAGTTCATCTTCTCCAGAAATGGCACCTTCAAGTTTTTCTTTGAGCCAGTTTGTTGCGTCATATCCCAGTGCTTTTTCTTCTAAATCTTTTGTTCTTTTCTCAGGAGTGTCTACGCCAGCAACACGAACACGCTCTTTCTTGTAGAGGTCGAATCCAAGGTCAATAGTAACATCAATAGTATCTCCATCGAGTACCCTATCAATACTAATTACTCTAAAATTATAGCATGACTTTCTGCTAGGCGGTGTCATTGCTCCCATAATCGTTATCCAGACGCTTTAGTATATATTCACTTATCAATGATATATTCTACTGTGTTAGCAATATCACTCATTGCATCTCTTAAGTCATCTCTCTGACCCGAATGTTGCTCATCAGCATGGTCTTTATTGTACTTTTCAGTACATAGAGTCCAACGCCATTCTTTTCTTGATTTTGAGTACCAGAGATTTATCTTCATCTTACCCCAAAAATTTATTTAGAACTCCTCCACCTGGGCTCGAACCAGGGACATTCTGATTAACAGTCAGACGCTCTACCGACTGAGCTATAGAGGAATATTCGCTATTCGCAAATAGCGAATGGGGTCCGAAGACCCCAAGAATCAATAGTCTTTAATGGCAATGAAACGGTGTGCTTTATAAGCACCATCATGCTTGCCGACTACTTGAGGGATACATCCAACAATGGTATAAGGATGTTCCTTCACAGGGAAGGTCAGACCATAGTCCTTGCCAACCATCAGGTAAGATGCTTCCAGATAGTATTCAAGTTTAGTTTGAAACAACTTCATGTTCTTAGTTGCTTCAGCAGGGACATGCTTGTTGGTGTAGAGAATAATCTCTACAGGAGTATCACTCTTCACAATAGCAGGAAGAACGTGCTGACACCATGCACGGAATGCATAGGTTTCGCTGTCAGCGGACATCAGGAACACAGTCTTGTTGTCAACGGTCTTACCTGCCTTCTTGCAGAAAGATTCCCACTTGTCACGGTCTTTTACCAGAATCAGAGGGTCACCACCGCCAACACCACGCTTCAAAACCGAATTAACGATTTTGGTGATGTTATGAGCAGCAAAGTGATTCTCGATATGGATTTCGGTATTGAGGTAGTTGCGAACTGCAGCTTCAGTGAGTTTCAGTTCGTTCATCTTAATAAGATAAAGACAACCGATAGTCACAGACTCCATAGTTGCACCGAAAGAGGGGTCATGACGAAGGTTTTCGGTCAAACCATCGGTCACACGACTCTTTTCGGAATCGTTATCGATGACATAGTAATAGACAGGAATGTATCTTTCACCGCGTCGTTTAGCAGCAATGATACGACCACGCCCATCACGGGGGTCACCGTTTGTACCCATCAGAGGGGGAACATACAAGGTCTTCCATCCTTCAACCTCATACTTGTTCTCGAACGCTTCAATACGTTCTTCGGTATTACCTTCCTCTCGAATACCAATGTTCAACCACTTATCGTCATCTTCATCAACAGTGTTGAGGTCAAGAACCCCAATGTGAGAAAATGTACCACTCTTGATAGTGGGAGGTTGAATACCATTTTTCAGGTAGTCTTCAAGGTAAATGTTGCCATTTCCATTGAAACCAGGAATGACACGCAGACCTTGAATGTTGATTTCGTAACTCATAAAAACCTTTTGCAATTTGCTTGTGGAGACCGACCAGTGCCGAAGCGTTTGGTCGGTCAAGTGGAGAATAGGAGACTCGAACTCCTGACATCCTGCTTGCAAAGCAGGCGCTCTACCAACTGAGCTAATTCCCCGAGAGCCTTCTGTCGGACTTGAACCGACGACCTACGGTTTACAAAACCGTTGCTCTATCCAGCTGAGCTAAGAAGGCGGGTTGGACTTTTCTTCTTTGTTGAGTTTGAAGTAAAGAGTATAGTACCTTTTCTTCATTTCGTCAATGGTGTCCATGTCCTCTTTGAACCCCATGTACTTGAGCATTTGGTAGGACCCCTCAAGTTCACTGATTAATCTTAGCACAGTGACTGCCGTTCTGTCAAATCCTCCAAAACGGTAATCTTCCCATTTAGGCTTCGACATTAGGGTCATCAAAGTCAGGACGACGGAAGATATATGGTCCAAAGGAAGAACCCCAAATCATTCTTCCAGGTGCTTCAGGGTCATATCCCCTGTCCCACACCATATATCTGTTCTTGTACAGTTTAGCATCCGTACGGAACAGAGAGCGTACTCCTTCAAATTCTGTAATACACTCACCGTTGGGACTGCCTTGCCAGTATTCTTTGTCCTTTCCGCCCTCGCGAATCCCAGGGAAACGATTCTGGAATAGAATATCACACCCCTGCTTGTATTCCATATTAATATCATAGTTTTGGAACACAATACTACCGTCTTCTTGGAAGATTAGTTTATAGTGTCCACTACGATAAATTTCTTCAAACCGTTTCTGTCTGAATTGGAATACATTATCTCCAAGATAATCGTGCTCCAGTGTTACTAGAGTATGTTTACGAATATCATGAAAATGTTGGATGCGGTTTGTCCACACTCCAGAAAACCATTCAATAAAATTGGGATATTGCATCAGTATGCCCAGTGTGCGATAGTGTATCTAGTACCCTTTGTAACTGGTGTTACCCAGTGTTCAAATAGGTATCCTGAAGGCCAGATAATTATATTACCTGCGTTTAGTTTGGGTGTGTAGATTTCACCCAGTTTAGGTCCACCAAGACGAAATGTCAACTCTCCTCCTTCAAAATCATCATTCAAAAGTATGATGATGGAAAATACTGGTACACCTTTATTGTTGCCATCAAATATGTATCTGATGTAGTCGAAGTGTGGTTCCATTCCATGTCCCACACCATATCTATTCCATCTGGCAGGGTAAGAATATTTACTAACCAAACTACCTTTACATCCTAGATTCTGAGAATGCTCGGCACAGAATTTTTCGACCCAGGGCATCAAGAAGTCTGCTTCACCATTGAAGAATCCTCCAATGCTAAGGTCATCTTCTTTCTCAGTTATTTTATATCCGTCACCCCACTTATGTTTTTCCCACTGCACTTTGTCTGTGAGTGTTAGTGCTTTACCCCATATTTGGGTGGGTAACTCAAATATTCCGAGATGTTCTTTCATCAATATGCCCAGTGTACCAAAGAGTAACGTTCGCCCGATGTTACTGGTTCAACCCAGTGCTCAAACAAGAATCCAGAGGGAAAGACTAGCATATCTCCTGCCTGCACCTCAGGTTTGTAAATTTCGCCTACGTTAGAACCGCCTAACTTGAATATTAGCTCTCCACCTTCACACTCATCTTCTATAAGAAGGACAATGCTGAAGATTGGAATACCTTTCTGATTACCATCAAAGATATAACGTACAAAATCGTAATGTGGGTCCATCTTAGACCCAGGATTGTACTTATTGAACCTACCAGGATATGAAATCTTGCTAGTAAACGTTCCTACATTACCAAACTTATCCGAATAATCTGCACAGCAATCCATTATCCACGGCATCAACCAATCCATCTCACCGTCTTTTGGATATGCAATCTCAATGTCACCCTCTCGATACTCTACTTTTTTGCCATCAGTCCATGCATGAGCACGAAACTCAGTGCGACTAACAATATGTTGAGCAGTATCTAGTTGCTCTCTTGGTAAAGTATATTTTTGGATGAATTGAGAAAGGTCAATCATAATTCATGGAAAGTTGTACAGCAGCATCTTCTGGTCGAAATGTTGCTGGATGAAAATTGCAGTACTCGTTGAAGGTGATTTTCATCTCCTTGTTAGTAAGTCCTGCATGTGCTGCAGCTTTGGGAAGATTCCACTTTGCGGACCAAAGCATCTCCATGGATTCACGAGTTTTCGGTCTCATTTTCTTTGATACTTTCTGCGATGTACTTCATCATTTCTTCTTTGTACTCCTCTACCTGTTCCATGACCTCAGGGTCAACAGGTGCAGCACGTTGAATAACAGGTACTGCCATGACTGCATCTCCATTCTCACGGACAATCTTGAACGTAGTTTTATTACGCTCAATCAAATCCAGAATAAAGTCAAAGTTGTCAATAAATTCTTGTTCGGTAATTTCAGAAATGTTCATCAGACTACGTAATCAACATCAATCAAGTCACCCAGAGCAGAAATTTCTGCAATGGTTTCGGAGAAACCATCAGCACCTTCCCTGTCGTGCTTCCAAGCAACAACACGCTCTTCACCCTGGTCGCTAAAGATAGTGACACTGCGCTTGCGGAAGTTGACCAGCACGGATTCGACGGAAGAATCAGCCATGAGTACCCTTATTTAGTAACAGAGCAATTCTACTCGAAATCAGGGTCCCTGTCAAGGGGGTCAGTTCAGAAGGATGCTTGCTGCCTTCAGGTCCATCACTGCTGCCGCTTTGAGGGTCATAGCAGCGCCTGCAATGGCAGAGATTGCGCCAGCGGTGGCATTGATGGAGATAGCGCCTGCTACGGCGGTCAGAGAGATGTTACCGACTGCTGTATTGAACAGGATGCCTTTGGCACCTGCATTGCCCATAATCTCGCCTGTGGCGTTCATCTGAATCTGGGGCAGAGGATTGGTCAGAGCAGGAATCGTGCTCATCATGATAGGACCACCCGAGGTCAGGAATACACCAGGAGATACTGCTGCACTCAGAGGTACAGGAGCATTTGCCATAATATGATGCGCCGCAGACTTTTCTGTGATAGTATTAGACGCTTGAAGTTCAATTTCATTACCTTTAAGACTAAGACCAGTAGCATTGACAGAAACACTTCCCTTAGGTGCTGCAAGTTTTAGTTCTGTACCTGCTTTAGCACCAACAGTCATGCCTAGTGCCTGCATCTTAATTTCGCCCTTAGAGTCAATATCAACATCAGAACCAAAGTTGATAGTAGACTTAGTTGCTTGCGATTCTCCTGTCTCTTTGCCAGTCTTATCGACCTGCTTAGGTGCCTGACTTGCTATAATATGAATACCACCACCAACTTCAAGGTGGAAGTCACCAGTAACTTTCAGGCGGAAGTCTCCTTCAACAGTCTTTACTGCTTCGCCTGCAACGTAGCACATCTCGTCACCACCAACATGCTTAGAAACATGTTTGGGGTACTGATAATGGTCACCAACAACTTGTTCACCAGAACCTTGTGTATTGCCTGCTGCTTTTGCTGCTGCTTCAATCTCTTCTTCTGAAACCTTATCACCAAGAGCCTCGCGGTTCTTGTGCTTCATATACTCATTATTATCGAGTTTGATAGCAGTATGAGAAGAACCTGATGCAGTTGTAACGACAGTCGCTTGTCTTCCTGGTGTA